AAGAGGTTTCATAAGTTTAAAGAAGCATCTAATAATGATTGTTTATAACAAGAACGAACAAGCGAAAGCGATTTAATACCGTCGGGGTGAGACCTGACGTAATCAATCATTCGCCGAGTAATAGGAGACTTAAAAGAATGCCGGGCTTGTTCATCGAAAGGAATAAGAGAAAAGTCAGTACATAAATCATAAAGATATTGCAATGACCAGCGGAACAATTCAAGAGTCTTAGACTCGGAACAAAAAGAGGGTTTAAACCTAAAATCTTTAGGAATAAAATAAGGATCTATATTATCAGGATCAAAATTAAGAAGCTTGCAAATAGAGATCATTCGTTTTTCATCATCAGAATCGAAGAAAGGAAGACGATAACGAAGGTCTCTATAAGACTGGGAAAGAATCATAAGATGACGCTTAACATTAGAAGAAAGAACCTTAGAAACTTGTGGGAAAAGTTTATCTATAACGAACTTAGGAATCTTAAAACGAGAGACGCCTAAACTGGAAGAAGAATATCTAGAAACAAAAGGAAGAGAGATAGTACCGTCCTGAGATGAAAGAATAGCCTTAATAACAACAGGATCGGACAAAGCAGGAACGCCAAGACCAACGCGACGAGGAGTAGATATAAAATTAGGCTTACAGCCATCAGGGATATTGGATTCCTTAAGACCTTTTATAATGTATTTACAAACATACTTGGTCGTAGCAACACCCGAGCGGCAAACCTCAAATTTAATACAATGTTTAGCACATTTACCCCATGCAGAATAAAGTAAATCATCGAAAGTGAAATAATCCTCCAGTTCAGATAAATTCACTCCAAAAAGCAAACCATGGTAATGAGGACGGCCATGAAGGCTACCATACTCAGAGACGATAAAAAAACGAGGAACAGAATTCTTAAAACCATACCGAGGAAAATACGTCTGCATCCTCTTAATGAATGCAGAAATGTCAGTCTTGGAAACAGAGCCATCAGAAGGTAAATGTTCGTTATCGTATGTAAGGGTAAAGAAAATAGGAGGATAATCCTGGCAAAAAGCCTCTAAAGAAAGACGTGAAGAGTATTCAATATATTTAGAGCGAAGACAATCACGACATTTATTGCATGGAGCGACAAAGAACATAGGAAAAGTCTCTCCAGTCTCAGAATTAAAAAAATAGAAATGTTTATCTAAATCCAAAAGATTATCCTTATAACGTTCATAAGGAGTCAAAGAGGAATTAAATTTAGAATTGTAAAACCAATGTTTAAAACCATAAGACACATGAGTAAGGGAGGCAGAAAAACCGTCAAAACAAAACGAATCAAACTTGCCAAGCATATATTGACGCTTAGCAGCAGGATGAACAAGTATAGTAGGATTTAAGCACATAGGCCGAATTTAAAATAGATGATGAATCATCAATTCGGATGAATCAGGACAAAAGTAGAATAAAAAAATGGAATAAACAAATAGCAATGCAAAAGTAACGTTTCACGTGATGTGAAAGTTACACTAAATATGTCAAGTAGGTGCAGTGCGCAAGGCTCCGCCTTCCGAATCCGAAACTTGCGATGAGTTAGAGAGAATTTTTTAAGGCGCTCATTTTTGAGCGCCTTATCATTAAGGGATATAAATCTGACTACCATTGCGAATAGCCTGAGAAGAAGGAAGCAATTTAGAAAGCTGAGCACCTCCAAAAAGAAGATTACCAGCAGCATTGGTACCCTGAGAAACCATATTGACAATACGTTCAGCGGTATTAAACTTCTTAGCCTGGCCAAGATCAAAATAAAGAGTATTATTCTGCAGAACCATGTTTGTCTTAAGACGAGGAATGATTTCAAGACGGTAAGTGTCAGTAGATTTACGCATTGAATCATAATAAGAACCAAGTCTGCCAGCAAGAAGAGACTGAGCAAGCTTATTAGAAGTATCAGACTGAATATTGGCAGCTTCTAAAGCCATAAGCAAAACAATCTTACGAGTAGTGGCAGTATTTAAATCAGCCTGAGTAGAGAGCTGCCGGATCTGTTCATTCCACCAAGAAGATTTATAAACATTATCAATAGACTTAGACACAGTATCCTCTTCAAGGTTGTCAACACGAGATTTAGACTCTTCAACCATCTGACGGAGAACTTTCATATTTTCATTCATCTCATCCATTCTCCTAGCAGACTCTTTAATCTGTTGTTCATTCCAATTAGAAGAAGTACCTTTCAAGATCCACTCTGCATACTGAGTCTTAACAAGACCGTCACGAAGCTGTTGAGTGGTTTCTGTGTTAGAAACAGAAAGTCCGGCATCGGCGCGATTCTTTTCAGCCTGAGACTTAAGGACATCAATCTGAGCCATCTGCATAGCAGTATCAGCATAATTATTCAAAGGCATAGAAACGGGAGAATAAGAACCACCAGCAGAGGCCTGAGGATTACCAGTAGGAGACATATTAGTATCCTGAATAGATCCATACATGAGAGCGGGATTCAATCCAGCTTCCTCAAAGCGCTTCATTTGCTCAGAGGGAGAACTATACTGACGATATTGAGATATCATCTTCTCCTGCCAAGAACGGGCAGCCATAGCCTCATAACGGTTAAAATTCTGATTAGACAGCATCATCTTCCATTGATTAGCCATATTATCATAAGCAAGGTCCTGTTGCTTATTATTAGACCAAAAATTACCAAGAGTGGAAAGACCAGTGGAAAGAAAACCAAGCATAGAAGGAATATTAAAATTAGAAGTTGAACGATAAGGAGAAGCGACGCCATTTTGAAAAAGGCTACCCGCAGTAGCGAGTAGCCCAGCCGGATAATTAATTGCCATAATATTCTTTATCTCTACGAAGACCACGAACAAAAGATTGTTTAGCGTCCATTTCAGCTTGCCAAACTTCTGAAATATCAACACCACGAGTATCTTCTATACCATAGTCAAAAGAAGGATCAATATCGCCATCATAATATTGAGAATCAAGAGTCATGGAAGAAATAGGAACGCCTTTTTCAGCAAGTTCAGCCATTTTAGCAGGAGTGTACGCCAAACCATGCTTAACAGGGTTTTCAGTGGTAGGGTCTATAGCTTTATAAATACGACGATTTTTAAGATTATGTACCATAAGAATTAATATTAAAAGAGATAATTTTTTATAAAGAGGTGTTCGCTACGCTCACGATTAGTTTAAGAGGAGAGAGGAGAATGAGTAATTGTAAATTCCTTGAGAAAATGCATTAGCTCCTCTTTTGTTATTCAAGCTTCGCGATACCAAATTTAGAAACGGGAGACTTTATTGTATAATCTTCATAGATCTGACCTAAAATCTTATCTACAGAATTGCCTTCGGAATCAGTACGAACAGAGAATACGTCATCAATGCCGGAAGAAGGATCGACCAAAAGGAAGTCAGGAGAAAGAGTAGGAGGCTCAGACCATGAGCGGTACATGACAAAGGAAGAAAGAGAAGTACGAAACTGACCATGAACAGAATCAAGAGCAGAAATGTAATCATACCAAGGACGCTGATAGCCAAACTCCTCATCCATATTATCAGGAGATTTAGCAAACTGACCAAAAACATCTAATTCCTTCATAGGTATAGGCTGGAGACCAATATGATTAAACTCAGGTTGCCAAAAATCAAGAAGATGATGTTTAAAGAAAAGTTTAGGTGTCACAGTTTCATAGACGGGCGTAGGAACAACAGAAATAATGCCAATAATGTAACCATGCTCATCACAGAACTTAGTAATAGAATGCTTAGAACCGCCGGAAGCAAAAAGCTGACCAGCATAAGAGCCAAGAGGATCATTTTCACCTTGATTGGTAGTCTGATTAACCTGAACGGGCTGAACATCAAAAGAAGCACCACCAATAAATTCAGGCATATTCATTTCAGCATAAGAAATATTAACACCGAAACGGGCTTCCATCAAGTCTTTATATTTACGGCCACGACGAAGATTTAACTCTTTAAAGCGCTGCAAGGCATTAACGTTACGGAAGTCATTAATAGAAATGCCGGAAGTGGCATAGCTGATAAGAGCACGGGCAACAGAAGGCTTCCAATCAGAATTCATATCCTTAAGAGAATCCTCAGTAAACTCAGCGTTAACAACTTTATCTCCCGAATCGTCAACGATCGACCTAACGGTATATTGCTTACCGGACTCTAAGTCCTGAAAGGTAGCGACTCCCGTGGAAGAAATACCAACGAGGGGAGCAATACCTTGCTGAGGAGAAGGGAGAGCAGTAGTATAAGGATCCTGTTCCCAATTACGATAATGTATCTTATAATCAGTAGAGTCTCTACCTCCATCAGTATTTAAAAGAAATTCATCATAAACGGGCTTACCATCCTTCATAAGGGGGTTATTACGCTCATCACGATAGAAGGCATTATAGATCTGTTCATAAGCACGGAAGGGCATAGAATTAAGAGGAACAAAGGATTCAGCGTCAAGCTCCTCAGAGAAAGGGTTAAAAGAAGACAAAGTATCTCCAACCGAAACTACAGTAGGAGAAGCATAACGAAAACTAACAGGATCAGAAACGGGAGAAAGGGAAACGGGAAGAGGAACTGGATAAGATTCGCCAGTAGGAGAAGACGAAGGAACAATAAAAGGAACAAAACTATACATATATGTATAGGGACCAGTAGAAGAAGAAGACGGGAGAGAATCTATATCGATAGAAAGAGAAGAAGGAATATGGATCGATAAAGAAACTTCATCGTCAAGATGATAATGAGATTCAAGAGAATTGCTAAAAGACAAAGGAAGTATTCCGCTAATGACCTTAGCTTTACCCGAAGAAGAAGGCTTAGCCTGAACTAAACAATAACAATAAAAAATGTTAAAGTCATGTTCGTCAAGATAAGAAAGAACAGAAGAAGGAAGATCTCTCAAAGAAAGAGCATAGGTGCCAGGCGAATAGGGCTTAGAAGATGTACCAAGAACATTGCCCATAGAAAAACCAAAAGCACGGCCAAAGGGTAAAGGATCAAGAGGAGCGCTATTACCAAAATCAGCAGGAAAAATGTAATCAGAAGGATTCCCGGAAGAAAGGACAGGCCTCTCACCAAAAGGAACATAAGGCGAGTTTCCAATATTAGAAAAACGGAAAGGAACAGAATAAAAATAGCCGGAAGTGGCAGAAAGAGGGATATTAAATGCAATATCATTAGGTCCTACATGGCGAGTAACAGAAATACCCATGTGATCAGCAAGACCGCCGACAGAGAACATCTCAGCACGAGAAGAAGCAAGTGAAGAGGGAAAAGCTAGATAGGGATGAGAAGTAGAAGGAGAATTATCTTCATAGAACTGTTTAAAATCCTTATAAAGATTTCGAGATCGAACATAGAAGTAGTTAATATAACACTTCATTTTATTCTGAACGGGAAAATACGTAGGCATAAAGCGAAGACCTACAGAAGGACGGATCTTTACAGACTCACCCGGATTGATCTCTCGAAGAGAAAAAGGAATCAACTGGCCAAAATTAAACGTAGTATTAATCTGGCGAGAAACGGGGTAAGTATTACGCTTAAGGGTTTTCTTACCTCCTTGATCTTTAGAAAATACACCCATAATTAAAGTTTTTTTGATGATTTAAATGATTGAATAAATTGAATAATACGAACTATAACGCCAAGTATAGTCCAAAAAGTATCTGATAAAACTTTCATATCTGAACATGAATAAAAGTAGAATAACGTATATATTTAACACCTAAATCCTTAATAAAATTTTCAAGGACAAATAAAGAGCAACCAAAAGGAATTATATCAGCAGCTCGGCCATAAAGATGATATGAGTCTTTCACACCATCGACAGCTTCGTTAAGAGTCTTACAACGATAACCTGAACTAATATAAATAGGTCCACAACGTTCACGAAGAGGCTGCAGAACATAATGAACAAGATAAGCAATATTAGAAAGTATATCTAAATCAGAAGTAGTATTGCTTATGCCTAAACGTTCGCCAGTATCAGATAAAAAGAATTCAGACCACTGAAAATCTTTAGAAACATGACTAGAAAAATCAAAATGCTCAGCAATAGAGCGAATGAATAAAGGATGTTCAAGAGGTTTCATAAGTTTAAAGAAGCATCTAATAATGATTGTTTATAACAAGAACGAACAAGCGAAAGCGATTTAAT